ACAAATCCTGCATCTAATTCTGTTTTAAATACAGCAACTTATAATGGTACGATACGACTTAATACTCGTTCTGGTACGGTAGCAACTAACTATGGTTATGGTAACTATGGTGTATATACTTCTACTAGATATCAATTATTATGGTCAATGGGTACTGCATACAATTTACCGAATGGTGGTGAAAACACTGGTAACTTATATGGTGTAGCTTGGTCACATCCAAACGCTGGAGGTGCGGCATCTAACCTTGATACTCATGGTATGATAGTTCTTGTAAATGGTGGATTTGCTTCATCTATTTCGAGACGAATTGTAGCATCATCTGATGTTAGAGGTACACGTTTCTACGATTACAATAATACTGGATATTATGTAGACCCTGCATCAACATCTATTTTTAATGCTATTTATGTAAATGATAGGATTACCCATAATGGTGATACTAACACTTGGGTGGGGTTCCATGCGGCTGACCAATGGAGAGTTGTAACTGGTGGTAGTGAAAGATTAGAGGTGAATAACTCTCAAATCTATATGACTAGAGAATTGAGATGTACGCAAGATGTTATCGCATTCTATTCTGATGAAAGATTAAAAGAGAAACTTGGTAAGATTGAATCTCCATTAGATAAGATTTCTAAGTTAGAGGCATTCTACTATGTAAACAATGATTTAGCAAAAGAAAAAGGATTTGATGATGATAAGAAACAAATAGGTTTATCAGCTCAGCAAGTAAAAGAGGTAATGCCTGAGGTTGTTCATTCAGCACCATTCGATACTGATTTTACTGAGGATGGTGAAATGTTCTCTACATCTGGTGAAGATTACTTAACTCTTAAATACGATAGATTAGTTCCATTATTAGTTGAAGGTATTAAAGAACAAACTGAAATTGTGAAATCTCAACAAAGAGAAATAGATGAATTGAAGGAAATGGTAAAACTTTTACTAAATAAATAAAAAAAACACCTATGACTATAACCAATTTACTCTTTTGAGTTTTTTGGTTATATTTATAGTTGTATTTGGTATAAAATCAAAATAAACTTATTGGAGAAATAAAAATATGGCAGAAAGAATTGTATCACCTGGAGTATTTACGAGAGAAAACGATTTATCGTTCTTGGCTCAAGGTATCGGAGAGATTGGAGCAGCATTTGTAGGACCTTTTAAACAAGGACCAGCATTCGTTCCAACAATTATTAGAACTCAATCAGAATTTGAGGATAAATTTGGTAAACCAGACGGAACTTACTACACAGAATATGCAGTACAAAACTATCTTAGAGAAGCTGGTACTGTAACAGTTGTAAGAGTAATGAGTGAAGGTGGATATACACAAACAACACCTATTGGTTTAGTTGTTAGTGGTTCATTGATTTCATCTATTCATTCAACCAACGCTGGTGATGAAGAAGTTGGATTTGGAGCATTTACTGTAAATAGTGGAACGGCATCTGGTTCGTTTGTGGTTAGTGGAAGTGGTATCGGAAACGTATCATCATCATTAAAACCAGCAGACACTAATGATGTTAGTGATGTATTTGGTGAATCACCATTTGGTTCAAAAGATGGATATGTGTATTCTTACTTTGAGAATGTTGCAACATCGATTGATTATTCAGGTGGAGTATCTGCGGTAGTATTACCATCGCAAGTATTTGGAGGCGCTTCGGCAGCATCTACACCATTTGTAAAATCACAATTGATTTCTGGTGTAAGAAGTGAATTATTTAAGTTCCATACGTTGGGTTATGGTACTAATGAAAATAAAAGATTTAAAGTATCTATCTCAAACGTAAAAGCAGCCGGAGAAGATGGTGGAACTGATTACTCATCGTTCTCAGTAACTATTAGAGGATTCGCTGATACTGATAAGAGAAAAGTTGTATTAGAATCATTTAATAACGTAAATTTAGACCCAGCATCACCTAATTTCATCGCAAGAAGAATTGGTGATATGTATAGAACAATTGATTCTAATGGTAAGGTTACCGATAATGGTGATTGGTTAAATAACTCTAAATACCTAAGAGTAGAAGTTAAAGCAGAAGGTTCATACCCTGTTTCAGCTGCACCTTTCGGACATGGAGCTTATTCTAACCCTATTAAAGCTACGGATGCAACTATTATACCTGCAGCTGTTTACCAAACTGGTTCATCAGCTAATACGGCTGGTTCATCAGCAAAATATGCTGGTTTCGATTTCGAAACAATTGGTGTAAAAGGAGATAACGCTCATTATTTGAACGCAATCCCAACAACATCTGGAGTTGGTAACAACGTAGATTTCGGATTTGATTCTCAACTATCTTATGTAATGAGTGGTTCAGATTCTTCTGATATGGTTAAGAGACAATTTACTTTAGGATTCCAAGAAGGTTTTGATGGAAAATCTCCATCTATTCCAAATAACTTAGGAGCAGATATAAATGGAGCTAACACTCAAGGGTTTGATTGTTCAACTTCAGTATCAGCTGGTTCGGTAGGATACATTAAAGCATTGAACGCAATTTCAAATGTGGATGAGTATGATATCAATATGTTGGTAACACCAGGTATTGTTAGAAAATTCCACCCATCAGTAACTACAAAAGCAATTGATGTTTGTGAAGCTCGTTCTGATGCATTTTACATCGCTGATTTCAACGGAGTTAGTGATACTATAAGTGAAGCAACTACTCAATCATCGGCAGTAGATACAAACTACGCAGCATCTTATTACCCTTGGGTTAAGACTATTGATAGTAATACTAACAAACTAATTTCAGTTCCACCATCAGTATTGATGCCGGCTGTATTCGCAGCGAATGACGCTATCGGAGCAGAATGGTTCGCACCTGCTGGTTTGAATAGAGGTGGTATTGTTGGAGCAGTTAGTGTATTGAATAGATTAACACACTCTGAAAGAGATACTTTATATGAAAACAAAGTAAATCCAATCGCTTCTTTCCCTGGGCAAGGTATTGTAGCATTTGGACAGAAAACGTTGCAAGATAAAGCATCGGCATTGGATAGAATCAACGTAAGAAGATTACTAATCACTGTTAAGAAGTTTGTGGCATCTACATCTCGATTCTTAGTATTTGAACAAAATACGGCTCAGACAAGAGGTAGATTCATAAATACTGTACAACCTTACTTAGAAGCAATTCAACAAAGACAAGGGTTATACGCATTTAAAGTAGTAATGGATGAATCTAATAACGGCGCTGATGTTGTTGATAGAAACATACTTGCTGGGCAAATATTCTTACAACCGGCTAAGACCGCTGAATTCATTGTAATAGATTTCAACATCTTACCAACTGGAGCAGCTTTTTCAGCATAAACTAAAAATAATAATTACTAATATTTATTAGTATAAAAGGAGAAAAACAAAAAAATGGCAGAAGTATTAGAATTTAACGAAATGATGTTCACCAACTTCGAACCGAAGATGAAGAACCGATTTATAATGGAGATTGATGGAATTCAATCTTACCTTATAAAAACTGCGGCAAGACCTTCAATCAACTTCGAAACTGTGAAACTAGACCATATCAATACTTACCGCAAATTGCAAGGTAAGGGAGAGTGGCAAGATATAACAATCTCACTATATGACCCAATTGTACCTTCAGGTGCACAGCAGGTTATGGAATGGGTACGTTTAGGATATGAATCTTTAACTGGTAGAAAAGGTTACGCCGATTTCTACAAAAAGGATATTGATTTTTATATGTTAGGACCTGTTGGTGATAAGATAGAGCAGTGGAAGTTAAAAGGAGCATTTATTACTTCAGCAAACTTCAATGATTTAGATTTCTCTTCTAATGATGCAGCTGATATCGAATTAACGTTATCTTACGATTACGCTATATTAGAATTCTAAAATATAACACATATTTTATATAATAGAAAGGTTCCCTTAATTGGGAACCTTTTTTTTTACTCTTTTTTAAGTTTTATATATTTATATACGAACAAATAAAGGTTAAATATGACAAAGCATGACTTTCCAACTGAAGTGATTAGTTTACCATCTGAAGGTAAATGTTATCCTTCTACAAATCCACTTTCTTCCGGTCAAATTGAAATAAAATATATGACAGCAAGGGAAGAAGAAATACTAACATCGCAAAACTTAATCAAAAAAGGTGTAGTTTTAGATAAATTATTTGAAGCTATTATAGTTGATAAGGGTGTTAATCCAGACGATATCATATTGGGTGATAAGAACGCTATTATGTTAGCAACTCGATTATTGGGATATGGTAAGGAATATACTGTTGAGATGTTAGATTCCGAAGAAACCAAACATAAGGTTGTAGTTGATTTATCAACAGTACAAACAAAGGAGATTGATATAACAACTTTAAACCCAGAAAATACGTACAAATTCACAACACCATTTGGTAAAAATGAACTTGAGTTCAAATACCTAACACATGGTGATGAAAAGGCAGTTGATATTGATGTAAAGGCATTAGCTAAGTTTAATAAAGGTGGTACTTCATCAGAATTAACAACTCGATATAGATATATGATTAAATCAGTAGATGGTGAATCGGATACTAAATCAATAGTTCATTTTATAAACAATAAGTTTTTAGCTAGAGATACAAGAGCATTTAGAGATTTCGTAAAGGCAAATCAACCTGATATGAAAATGGAGTTTAACTATATAGACCCAGAATCGGGAGAAGAGGAGGTACGCTCGATTCCTATGGGCGTAGGGTTTTTTTGGCCTTCCGAGTAACTATTCTAAGTTATTGCACACACAAATTTTTGAATTATGTTACTATGGTAATGGATTCATTCAATCGGATGTGTATAGATTACCGGTCCACCTACGAAACTTCTACTATCAAAGTTTGTTAGATACAAAGAAAAAAGAGAAGGAATCGCAAGAGAAATCAGAAAGACAATCAAAAGTGAAGGTTAGAAAATAATCTTCACTTTTTTTATATCTAATATTTATAAGAGTACAAATAGAATACTTATGAAAATCACAAAGAAAGAGGCTACGTTGTTTAAAGAATCTCATAGTAGATATTTATCAGAAAGTAAATTTCTAGCTAAATTGTTTACTAGGGCAGTTAAAAAGGGTATCGATAAAAACCCTAACATAACCAACGCTATTCAAAGAGCAGATTCTGCTATTGATAAAGCCAGAGCTGATATTGAAAAGAAATTAAATGGT